TACTGCAACAAGGCAGGGTTAACGAAATGCTTATTAACTAACTTAGAAAATGTAATATGGGCCAGATAACATCGGGTAAAGTAATCGTATCCCTATCATCAACAGGCAGGGAAAACTACAACGAGGCGCAACTCGGACTAATACGCAGTATAGACCGCAAGGCACCCGACTACGATACGCACCTTCGTAGTGTTGATGGGTATGTGGATGAGTACCTTGAACGCAAGATTCACCTGGGAGATTGGCCTAATACCGAGAAATGGGGTAAGTCTTGGAATCACCAAAATATGCCTTATCAATTCAAGCCGTTTATGGTAGCTGAAGCATTGGAGATGGGATACAGGAAAATCATTTGGTGCGATTCAACAATCAGGGTACACCAGAATCCCGATCCGTTGTGGGCGTTGGCAGCCGAACATGGGATTGTAGCATGGAACAACGAAGGGCATCCGTTACACAAGTACATACCCGACCATCAAATCAAGTTCTTAGGGCTAAATAGCTATAGGGATGTGATTACCATGTATCAGATTATGGCGTGTTGCATTGTGTTTGACTTCGACCATCCTAAGACTATGCCTATCTTTGAGAAATGGATTGAGGGTGCAAAGAAAAATTGCTTTCATCACAACGAATCTATTAACCCGCAATTTATCAGCAGCCGACATGACCAGGCACTACTATCCGGATTGATGAATCTTGCAGGTATTCCGGTGCAGCCGTACGGAGGTTTGGCATACAGGCACTATCTACCTGTTGAACCTTATTTTATTAACTGGGGTGTAAAGGATTAGTTATGAATGACAGAGAAAAAGTAATACACAAGCGACAAAGAAAGCAGTTATGGTTGGAGGTGTATTTGGAGTGCATGAAGAAACCTAACGCAGGATGGGAATCCGCATGGTACGAGGCAAATAATGCAATAGCAGCATTCGATGCAACATTTAGTGAACCTAAACAACCCAACGAGTAATGGACTTCACCAAAGAGCAATTCATTAACTTTTGGGGCAGCAATGGATATTACGAAGCGTTTACCTATGGAATAGGCATAGACAAGGTAATTGAACGTACTATTGTACCATTCAGTAATAAAACCTGTTTAGAAATAGGATGCGGTGGCGGTGTATTCACAAAAGTACTATCGCAGCAATTTGATGAAGTTATCGGAATAGATGTAATTCCCGAACACGATGGAGTAAGATACCACAATGTCAAGTATAAGGAATTAGATAACCAAGATTACAAATGCACAGGCATACCGGACAACTCAATCGACTTCGTATTTAGCTACGGGGTGTTCTGCCATTTCTCAAATGATGCCATCAAAGAGTATCTGCAATCTATTTACAGAGTGATGAAGAAGGGCGGCGATTGTGTGATAATGATTAGTAACTTTGATAAACTAAAAGCAGAGTTCCCCGACTTCGATGACTGGACTAAATACAAGTTAGGAGATAGAATGTTAATCGGACACTTCTACCAAGATGACAGAACGGTGGATATTATGAAACATAAATTCAAAATAGTTAGCCGTAACCTAACACCCGACCACAGGGATATAGTGGTACATCTAAAGAAATAATATGGGCTACACTCACGAAACAACACGCATAATAGACCCCTACCTGCCTATCGTTCAATCGGTGGTAGATTTAGGAGCGCAAAACGATTACAGGGTGCCATTACCTGCCCCATACACTAAAGATTCTTACTATGCAGGCAAAGATTACGAAGCCATTGATATATCGGGTGAGAACGGAAGCACCCCGTTGGACTTGTCCGTACTTCACAAGTTCAGCAAGCAGTTTGATTTACTGGTGGATGCCGGCACAAGCGAACACGTTGGCACCGATGGCAGGCACAACATCAAAGCCATATACAATTGTTGGAAAAATAAACACAACCTCGTTAAACTCGGAGGTTATATCATCTCCGAAAACCCCAAAACAGGCAACTGGCCAGGTCATGGATTCAACTACTACACCGAAGAGTTCTATCGTAATCTGGCTGCAATCTGCGGCTATAACCTTATCAATGTTGGTAGCGTTGCTGCTATGGGCAATACTACTGATGGGTGGAATGTTTACGCAACTTTACAAAAGACTAAAGAAGAGTTTTGTACGTTAACTGAATTTAAGACCTGTGGAATTAAAACAGATTAGAGCAACCCCCGTATTCTACGAAAACGTAGCAGCATACAAAAGCGATGCCCCGATAATTTGTAACGAGGGCGGCTCACGTAGTAGCAAGTCCTATAGCATAGTACAACTTCTTATCTCAATCGCAGCCGATAAGAATGCTAAAAACATCCGCATCTCTATTGTATCGCACTCCCTACCACACATCAAACGTGGGGCATACAGGGATTTCAAAACAATCATGGAAGAGTGGCACCTATGGGATGACAAGAAATTCAGCTACACCGATTTTATCTACCGATTTGATAATGGAAGCTACATCGAACTATTTGGACTTGAAGATGAGGGCAAAGCAAGGGGGCCGGGCAGAGATATACTATTTGTAAACGAAGCGAACCTAATCCGTAAGGCGTTATTTGACCAACTGGCAATGCGTACAACGGGTAAGATATTTCTCGACTGGAATCCTGCGGACTTCGTTTCATGGGTGTACGAAGTATCAGACAACCCGATTAACAAACGCATACATTCAACCTATCTTAATAACCTCGGCAACCTTTCGCAAATTCAGATAGACACGATTGAAAGCTACAAACTACTACCGGATGATTTCATGTGGAAAGTTTACGGACTCGGTCAGCGTGGCGCTGCGAAGGAGATTATTTATACCCAATGGCAAATTACAGATGAGTTACCGGAGGGCGGGGATGTGTTCTATGGATTAGACTTTGGATATGTTCACCCGCTTGCACTTGTCAAGGTATGCCATTACCAGGGGGCAAATTATGTAAAGCAACTGATTTACAAATCCGGATTAACTCCATCTGAAATAAGCAGGGAAGTAAAAGACCATATCAGCGACCGCAAACCCGTGTACTGCGATGCAGCCGAACCGAAAAGCATTGAGGAACTATACAGGGGCGGTATCAATGCACAAACTGCGAACAAAGAAGTATGGGCAGGGATATTGAAGGTGAAATCATATCCGCTATTCGTGCATAAGGATAGTAAGGACATCATTCGTGAACTGCAATCTTATAAATGGCGAAAGGATAAAAACGATAACGTAATTGATGAGCCGGTGAAAGAATCAGATGATGCCCTTGATGCAATGCGCTATGCCATATTCACCCACCTACATAAGCCAGCGTTCAAGGTGGCGGTATGGTAAGGGTTTTCGGTGTAATTTTGTATAAATCTTTTAAATATGGGTTTATTCGATTTTCTTAATCGTAAGGCGGCACCCGCTAAGATGCCTGTGCAAATGTCGGTGGAGCGTGGGTTACTCACGTGGGATGGGCAGAATCAAGCAGAGATAGTTAGGGATAGTTACATAGGCAATGATTTAGTATACGCCATCATTACCCTAATAACCCAAAAAGCAAAGGTTGCCCCGTGGTTTGTGTACCGTGTTAAGAATAAAGCAGCACAGAAGCGCTACATGGCTAAGATGCAGCAACCGGATGCGATTACTGACTATGCCAAACTGAAGGAACTCAAAGAGGAAGCATTCGAGATATACGAAGGCGATAGCAGGCTGAATGAATTACTGAAATACCCGAATAGCGAAGATACATGGAGCGACATTATCGAGCAATGGGTAGGGTTTAAGAAGATTACCGGAAACGCTTTCATGTATGCAAAGCAGGTCGGGGAGGAATCAGTAAACAGAGGCAAGCCGTTAGAACTTTATATGCTGCCATCCCAATACATGGCAATCAAAGTAGATATTGAGCAGTTCCCCCCAAAGAAGGTAGCCTATCAACTTTACTACGGGCAGTATATCCCTTTCAATACTATTGAGATTCTGCATGATAAATACTTCAACCCCGAATGGAATGCGACCGGAGGGCAGTTGTACGGATTATCACCGCTACGTGCTGCATCTAAGGTACTGACACGTTCCAATGCAAGCAAGGAGGCATCCGTAGCGATGTTCGATAACATGGGGCCGTTAGGGGTTTTATACATGGATGACCAACGTTTCGACCCTTTATCCGGCAGCGAACAAGCACAGGCACTAAAGATGCAAATATCAGCGAATACAGGGGCCGCAAAGCACGGCAGCGCAGCCGTATCTGGTTATAAAGTAGGATGGGCGCAGATAGGGTTACCTGCAAAGGACTTGCAACTGATTGAAGCGGAGAAATGGGATAAAGAGGCCCTATGCTCAATCTATGGCGTACCTCCGGTGTTACTGGGTAATACGGATGCTGCAACGTACAACAACATGAAGGAAGCGGAGAAATCCTTAACCATTCGGGCGGTGTTACCGGAACTTACTGCTATAAGAGATAACATCAACCGCAAGATGCAGACTGATTGGGGTTACAAGGGTAGCGATATATTCGTGGACTTTGACATGAGCATCTACTCCGAACTCGAAGCAAACAGGGCAGAGCAATCTACCTGGTTAAATACTGCATGGTGGCTGACACCCGAGCAGAAACTAAAGATACAAGGACTTGCACCCGATCCGAATGTACCGATTGAAGATTATCAAAAGTTGTATATTCCGCAAGGTTTGACACCCGTTGATGATTTCACTAACCTGCCTATTGATGTACCGCCAACTTTATAACGCATATCGCAAACGATACAGGGTACTTATCAAGCGTGAGTTGGATAAGCAGACCAAGCAAATACTTAATGGCGAGCAGCCAAGTAAGGAAGGGCTAAAAAACACACTACGTAATCTTCAACAGGGTGCAAGTAAGGCAATGGCGAAGCACTCATACACCAAAATACGCAAGTCGGCAGGTATCAAGGATTCCATGACACCTGAACAGAAATGGGCAGACATCATGAGAATACTTATTGAGAAATCATTAGAAAAACTTGTCGATGACATTACAGAAACAACAAAGGAAAAAGTAAGGCAAGCACTAATAAAGGGAGTACAGGAGAATTGGGATTTACGAAAGATTATTCAAGAGATAGAGAAAGCAGGGGTAAACGCATATCGTGCAGAATTAATTGCACGTACCGAAACTACTAAAGCAGCTAATCAAGGTTCATTACTTGGGGCAGTATCAACCGGATTGCAATCTGTTAAAGAATGGATAGCAATATTAGATGATAGAACACGTAGAACCCCTCGTGATATGTTTGACCATTTTACTATGGATGGTAAGCAAGTGCCGATTGATGAATTGTTTACCGTTACCGGAAGTGAATCTACTGCATCAATGGAATACCCCGGAGATCCAAGCGGAGGGTTAGGTAATATTTGTAATTGCAGGTGTACGATAGGATTCGAGGCACTAAGAGATGCAAACGATAAACCGATACCAATACAAGGTGGATTACGTGGCGCAGCCGGGGAGATGTGGAACCTATGGAATAACCCCGTATTTTTGCAAGTAAACAGAGGAGTATATGAAGCATTACCAGGTTAAAGATATTAGCAACGGCATAGAGGATATGGATGTGCGTTCACGTAACGTGAAAACCGTATGGGCTATGTGCGGCAATGTTGATTTAGATAACGATGTGATTGTACCGGAAGCATTTACAAAGACTATACAGGAACGTGGGCCGCTTGGAAAGAATCTGATTTGGTCATTGGTTGACCATAAAAGTTCAATGAAGTACGCACTCGGCAAGCCGAAAGAATTATACGTGGAAGGGAATGCACTCATAGCCGTTACTGAAATTATAGAAACGGAAATGGGTGAAGATATGCTGAAACTTTATGAGGCTAATCTAATCAATCAACACTCAATCGGTTTTAGTACTATCAAATCCGAAATGGATAATTCTACTGGCATCCGCACAATCAAAGAGTTGATGCTCTATGAAGGTAGTGCGGTACTATGGGCAGCCAACCCCGAAACGCCTACGTTAGCAATGTATAAAGGGATGGAGCAAGCCGAGGTACAGGAAACGCTTAACGGTAGATTAGAAAAGCTACTAAAGGCGTTCAAGCATGGCACATTTACAGATGAAACTTTCTCTTTATTAGAGATAGAAATAAAACAAATACAGAAAGCAATTTCAGACATTACCACTCAACCCGCAGCGAAAGCAGTCGAGCCGGATACGAATGCAATAGTATTTGAAGCACTCAAACAATTTAATCACTCGTTAAAATCATTAAAATGACAAACGAACAAATCGCTGCGGAGGTAAAATCCATTGGAGATAATCTTACGCAAGTATTGGCAAATTCTGCCAACGCAAAAACTGATGCGGCTGATGCCAAATTAGTAGTTACCGAACTTAAAAGCAAATTAGATTCAGTAGTTACACCTGCTGACCTTGCCGAGTTCAAAGGAGTTATGCAAAATCAATTTGATGCCCTTA